CGGATTGAGGTAATCCCCCTTCTAGCGCACATGCCCACGCATCTTTCATTGTGCCATGAGCATACTCCTCTCCCTCAACAACAAAAGCTCCTGTGAATGGATTGTATTCACACTCACTAGAAAAATAAACACTCCCTGCTACCCCGCTTATTAAAACAAGTGGAGCAACTATCGCTATAATAATAAATTTCTTATTCATGCTTTCCCCCATAAACAACTTTTCCACACATGCCCTTCGTTTCCTCTTCTAAGTCTTCTTCCCGCATTACTTCTATTAGCTTCTCTAAATACCACTTGGCTTTTAACAAATCTTTTACCGGGTTTTCCTGATCCTTATACCTGTACCTACTAACATACTTAAAGATGTTACCTTTCAGGTATCCCTTAAACTCTTCCTCTTCCATACTGTCCCTGATTAAATCAATAGTTTCTATCGTGTTACTATTATAATGATCAGGACTATTAATATCTGACCATTCTTCATTGTCATAGTGTCTCTCTTGCCAAGCCATTGTCTACCTCCCTCTTCCGTTTGGTTTAAACATAACAACATTATCTCCGCTTCCTTTTATAGACTCTTCCATTATTCTTTTATGCCCCCTGTCTGCTAACTCTTCGATACCTTCATCTAATAAATCCATAATACCATACAGAACTAGGATGGCAATATTAGGATCGTCTGTATAGGAAGTAGTATCAGCTATCTTGACAGTAAACTTAGACAAATCTTTCTCATCTGGTAACAAGATCATATAGAGCCTTTCCTTTTGTAAGTTCTGATACTCTGACATGTCTTCTTCTTTATCAATCCAATCGTTCATACTACATTCTCCTTCCGAAAACGTCTAAAAAATAATCTAAGTCAACGACAAGTATCGGTTTCTGCCTGTTCATCTTTAATACAAGGATAGGTTCTCCTTCTCCTTTATGTTCCTCTGCTTGTCTATACACATCGTATATGCCCTTGTACTTCTCTTGGTTTTTACACTCAATTTTAAATGGATAAATCTTCTTAGCGGCAGGGGACATCTTTACATCAACGCCTCCCTCTCCCATTATCGCACCTTTAATATCCTCATCCTCTAATTCCCCTGCCCTTTCCAACAGCTTCTTAACAACAAGATTCTGTAAAGCCCTACCTTTAGCTTTTCTTGATTTAATGCTACTGCTTCCTGACATTGAACACCTTCTCTAGCCTCTCCCTAATATATCCTGTAGTCTTAGGAGCAACCATTGCCATCTTTTCTAGCTCTTCTCCTAGAAGAGAAGGGGAGAACACCACAACTCCCCTCCTCTCTAGGATTGTCTTGACAGATTTAATATCTTCATCAAACTTTAAGATATTATCTTTGTAAGTACTGTCAAGCCAGTAAGAAGAATCCTCAAATGAAGGAGACTTCTTCATCCTCACCCCTAAGACATTAGCATACAACAACAGTCCGTTTCCTATGTGCTTATCATTATCCGTAACAAGGTAAACTACTTCACTGTTAGTTTGAATATCAAGAGGCTTAACAACAGACTGAAACAAGATCACTCTAACTCCTCCTCAATTTCTTCATCCTCTAATTCAATCAGTCTGCCTGTCTTCCTGCTATAATACAGCCTACATGCCGGTCCTGTCAACCCAGAAAATCTATTTTTTATAACCCGTATATGGGTTGTATGTCTTTCAGTTTCATCTTCTGCTTGGCCGTTCCTCTCCAAACCAATAACAATATCAGATAGCTGACCAATAGATGCCGACCCTCTAAGCTGGCTAAGAGAAGTAGCTGCCCCTTCTTCATGCCCAGTACTGGAAGGACGCCGTAAATGAGATACCATGAGCAAGCATATGTCCAACTCCTGTACAACTGTCCGTAGCTTAGTCATGATTTCATCAATGGCTCTACGTTCATCACCACTTTGTTGATCAGATACAATGATTGATACATGGTCCAATACAACATACTTACAACCAAGTATCTTACCAAAGTACTTAACTTTCTGTACAATATTATCAATACTATTGGAGCCGAAGTGGTCATAGAAGAACAACCTCCCCGTTCCTAATGTATTATCGAAGGCTTCCTTGAACTGCTGATCTGTAACAGATGCAAAAGAATCAGGAAGATGTAGAGGAGCATTGGCTGCAAGAGACATTAGAGAAAGCCCTGCTCTCTTAATACTCTCCTCCATAAATAACATACCTATGTTATCCTTGGAAGATATCAAGACATGGTTAATTAATTCTTTTAAGAATTGAGATTTACCTAGTCCCGATCCAGCAGTAATAGTAACCAACTCTCCTAAACGAATACCATAGGTTAGCTTTTGTAGTCCTTCATAGGGATAGTTCACAGAAGCCTCTGTTACACCTTCTGTTACAGCCTCCCACATAGAACTACCCGCAACAATACCATCGGGAGTATAGGTCTTTGCTGCCCACCAATCAGTTATAAAGGAACTGCTGGCTTTCTCTTTCAAGTAATCGTTTGCATCCTTATATTGCATCGGCATGATCTTGGCTTTAGGTGCTAACAATTCAGCCGCTCTCTTCGCACCTTTAATACCTGCCTCATCATTATCAAAACAAATAACGATATTATCAAACGACATTAAGAATTCATAGCTCTTGGCAATATCCTTAGTGACGCTTGCTGCCCCTGTTTTAACAGATACTACCGGCCACTTTGATCCAAGCATCTGATAAGCAGAGAGAGCATCTATCTCGCCTTCACATAAGGTAATGTACTTCCCTCCTTCTGAGAAACCCTTCTGCCCAAACAAAACACTAGCCGGTACATTACCTTCTGTATAGAAGTCTTTCTTATCTACGATGCGTACCTTGTTAGCAATATGCTGACCAGCATCATCGAAGAAAGGATAGAAATGCTTTCCATTCTGTACTGTTACTTCATACTTTCTACAGGTATCCTTGGTAATATTTCTCTCTAAGATTTCATCAAGCATACCTTTGGTTAAAGGTTTCTGTTCTCTCTGTATCTGTGATGTTTCCATATCGTCTCCATGTATATGATATCCACAATCCGGTGTAAAGCAGTGTTCACTGCCATTGTCCCAAACAGCTACGTTATCAGCAGACCCACATTCAGGACAAGATTTCTTGTAAGTGTAATCAGACATTTATCTCCTCAACCCTTGGTTCTTTAACAACTTCAGTGAAGTATTTAACGCCTCTTGAATACTGGAAAGCCCTCATGTTAGGCCAACAATCCTCTTTATACTCACAGAACTTACAGATGCGGGGGAGTACTTTGTTTCCTGAAGCCTTCTCAAGTGTAGGCACTTCGCAAGGAGAAGGCAAGGCTTTTTTATCCGCCAAGATAGAGCGGAGATGCCCAATACGATCATACGAATTAATCATCTCCATCGAATCCACCTCCAACAAAGTTACCTCACCAGAAGACTTGTTCATAACAAGGAAATAACCTACATCCCCGCCCTCTGCATCAACGTAACCACTAAGCTGACCAATATACCCAAAGTCATCGTCATTGTCAAAGCCTTTCTTAAACTTTCTGAATCCAAAATCAGATGCAGACTTAACATCAACAACAAACCCGTTGACCTTACAATCTATGTGACCAGTAATGCCATTAACCATCACCTCTTTTTGTTCATCCGTAACAGAATACCCAGCCTCTCTTACTAAAAGAAGCATAAGTTCCTCTACGATAGAACCATACAACATTCGTATTAAGAAGCTACCTTCCATTTCCCTTTGTTCTTTAGGATGATTAATCTCTAACCAGATTTTCCTGTCTGGTTTTCCTATGCTCGACATTCTTAAATGAGGATTTCTAAAGCCCCTTTTGATTTCAAGGGAATTCTTTATTGCTTGTTCAATTCCCTTCAAGAAAGTGCTAAGATGTTCTCTATCTATTTCTTTACTAGACAACATCCTAGCGTAGATATCTTCTGCTATGTTATATATCATATAGTCGCCCTCTTCCCTCGCCTACTATATATCTAGGAGATACGACTAGAAGCGCCACCCCTAGCCCTAGAAATTCTTAGTCGAAATCATTATCCACTGGATCAGAATTGTACTCTACAAGATTGAGAACCTGTACTGCTTCCAGATATAATGATGTACCATACTTGTCAACGAAAGGATGATCATCATTGAAGGCAACCTTGATCTTAACTTCTGATCCATTACCTACGTTGATACGAGATACGTCTATAAGATTACGCTCTCTATCCATAACCTTGACAGGACGGGTAGTCTTCGCAACAATAAATGGTCCATCAGAAGGATGCCCATCCTTGTTCTTCAAGATAACGCCCTTGCTTTCTAACAAGTCTACGCTATCAGTATCCAGCTTACCAATATCAATCTGATACTTCTTGGAATACTGGTCCACTGTGAAAAGATGCGGCCAATAAGCCGTACCCTTAACAACAGCCTTATCATAAAACTTTCTTTCTGCATTAGCCATGATCATTCTCCTTTGCTGTTCATATCAACTAACTTTGCATCACTAACCTCTATACTATAGAACAATTCCCCTTCTGGTACGTACCTATTAGGAACCTCTACTACATTAGCTTGTTCAACCACAATACCGGGGATTTCCCAAGCCTTCTTACATTCGCTATTAAGTATAAAGAAGGTTAACATATCACTACCTACCTTGTCAAGCAATCTTTTTTTCCTGTATGGAATACGTACATCCTTCCATGCAGTAGGCCACTCGCCTTTCCAAGAATACTTTATCTCAACTTCCCAGCTTTGTCCACCCTCTTCTTCTATATCACAAAAATAATTCTCTTCACTTTCAAGAAGGGACTTGCCTTTGCTTTGTAGATAAGAGCGGATAACATCTTTAGCTTTATGGTCTGCCTTATTATACAAACCTTGATTAAACTTCTTACGTATACCTGTTGTTCCCATCCTCTTCCTCCTCCTTAATGTGTATCTGCCCAAGTATTACCAATCTTAGAGTCAGCATTCAGCGGAACCCTCATACTAAAGAACTTACCAACAGACTGCATCGTCTCATCTGCTATAACACAAACCTCTTCAGCATCTTGTCTAGTAACTTCGTATTGCTGTTCATCATGAATTGTATTCACCAAGATAGCATCTAATCCTCGTTTGTCAATCTCTTTTTTCAGAAAGATTGCCCATTGCTTGCAGACTATAGCACCTCCTCCCTGCAACAGAGTGTTAAGGGCGGCATGTCTTGATCTAATCCACAACCTTCTACCATCCAACCCTCTGATGTATCCTCTCCCTGCTTTGCTCTGCACTGCACGAGAAAGCCTAGCGAGATTAGGTAGATTGGATAAGAACTTTTCTTGTAACTTTCTACCATCATTTGCTGTACCATTTACGATAGAGCCTATCTTAGCTGGCCCCGCACCATACAAGAAGGCATAGATAAAAGTCTTAGCTTGGTTTCTTGTAGCAAGACCCGCTGCTTTCTGATTGTAGGTATGTGGATCACCATTAACAACCTCTTCTATAAAGGTATCATCCATCATATAATGGGCAAGCATCCTAAGTTCCAGGCCCTTGGCATCCATGCCTACTAAACAAGACCTATTGGTATCCGGTACAGTCCAACAGGAGCGAGAGGCTTTGCCATATGGTTTATGATTAGCCACAATGTTTGCAAGGTTAGGCTCTGTGTGTGTCATCCTGCCTGTTACCGCACCCATAGTGAATACCCTGCCATGTACTCTTTCATCCCCTCCTAGTGCATCAAGCCATCCTTCCACGGTCTTAGCCCTAGTCTCCAACATCTTCCACTTAGCTAGGTTCTTGATAGCTTGTGGTGCAGTAGCGGAGATAGTCTCTAGGTTTCTTTCAGTTATCTTTGGTTGTCCTTTAGGGGTAAACTC